GCCTACAGATGAGGACTCACGGCGCGAGCAATCGAGGCTTGGACGATACGAAGCGAGGAATCCAAATGCGCCAGACAATCACCGCTCGTTCCACCTAGGGGCGGAATCGGTCCATTACTTCCCACTTCATCAATTACTCATGGAGAAGCTGAAAGCCTCCTACGCTGCAAAGTGTGGTCAGATTGAGCCGCTCAAGGACTACATTCAAAAGCGGCGTGCACAGGCTTGGGATGATTCACCATCGGAGGAAGAATCCACGCATGATTTTGAGCGAATGAAAGGTCAGTATCTGCTCGGGGATCCGCACGAAGGCGAGATAACTCGATTTCTCACCGTGGATAACCAGGCCGGAAAGGCATCCAAGGGCGAAGGCGCTCATAGATGGTATGTCTGCCGGTCATTCGCGCCCGGCGAAAGTCGCGTAATTGCCGAGGGGCGAGTCAAGACTTGGGAGGAATTGGAGGATTTACGGATCAAGCTCGGAGTCCTTCCGCAACGAACGCTTGTGGATATCGGTTTCGATACCGTTTCCGTTCAGGAAGTCTTGTGCCGTTACGGATGGTATGGCCTATGGGGTGACACGACGAACAAGGAAAGCTTCCCGCATCGCGAAATGTGGAATGGTAAGCCAGTGATTCGACATTACCCGTTTTCGACTGTCATGGTCGGACACGTCAATATCGGCAAGGAAGGGCCACTCAGACAGGCTCGTTATTTTTGGTGGTGCAACCAGCCGATCAAAAACTATTACCACAGGCTGAAATCAGGCTTGTCGAATTACCGATGGACCGTTGCGCAGAATATTTCCACCGATTACCAAAAGCACACCTCCGCAGAGTTCAAGCGCCAGAGCATCACGAAGGCGGGGCTGAAAAAATGGGAGTGGGCAACCATGAAAGGGAGAGATAATCACTTGCTTGACTGTGATCAAATGTGTTTAGTTGCTGCAATGCTTGACCCGAATCTCAGACTGCTGATGATGGGGCCAGCGCAGGAACCGGAACAACCAGAACCAACCGAGGAATCAACATGAACGAACCAGATGCAATCGAGGTGAGAATGAGAACCGAGCGAACCGTCAATTGGAATAGAGAGATTGCGGAGCTATGGCTTAGTGAACCACTTGCAAGGATTGTGTCCGATTTAATTCCGCAAGGGATGGGTGTCAGGGTTAACGGTCAGTGGTATGTCAAAGCTGATGAATTTGAATCCGACTACCTCGAAAAAGAATGGATGGCGCGAGCATGAACGAATACACCGAAGCACTGACGGAGATTTCGCAGAAGGAAATGCACCCCGCGAACATGATCCTGGCCGCGATCGTCGGCATCGTGATAATTCGCGCACTCGTTACCGGATTCTTCAAGGCGGCATTTGGGCTGATGATGATCGTTGCGATCGCTTGGCTTATTTACTCAAACTCGCCGCAATACCAATGAAAAAGATACAGCCATCATCAACTCTCAAGCATTGTCCGTTCTGCGGGCTGGATGCTCAGTTGCGCCAAGGGAAAGACCCGCAATGGATCGGAAGCCAATACGTCATCGCTGGATGCTTCAACACTGAATGCGGTGCTGCTCCAACGATTAAGCGGTGGTATACGACCATCAGGAAATCCGACAAGGCGGAAAGTATCGCTGCGATTGTTGAAATCTGGAACGCGCGAAAAGTATGACCGCTGAATCGTTCACAATGCTTTCAACCGCGATGCCGAAATACAAAGTCGGCACGGGCTTCTATCTCCGCGATGGCGACACCTACAGCGTTTTAGGTGTTCTCTGTGAGGTTGCAGAGGTCACGATCGACAAGCGAAAACCTAACGCGATCGACAAGCCGACCGCAGCGGAAAAGCCTTATTTGGGAGTATGGAGATTCGACGGCGAAATCTGCGTTCTGCCTGAATCAGTGGCGGCATGGGCTGGGATTACTGACCGAGGATTCCGGTTGTCGAAAGCGTTTGAGTCGGGAAATCTTGACAATTGGGAGGAGTTGTGAGATTATTGGGCGCGGTGGAGTTGGCAATTTGACCAACATAAAACACTAAAAGGTTAGCTGGTTGAAATTCCAGCCCGCAAAGAACCCGCCACACCGGAAGAAATTACATCTTCCTGAGACTTGGCGGGGTTTCTCATTTCCGCTAACCTCCGCTAGTTGCGGCTGATTGGGGCTGATTGGGGCTATCACCTTAATTCCTTTGGTGGAACATGGGATGGTAGGCAGATTCCACCAATTTTTGTTGACGGATTTGGACCGCCGTCTGTTTCAGCCTGCAAGAAGCCTCTCTTTTAGCTTACCAATCCACTCCTCTCTCCTCAAGACTCCCCCTCCCCTCATTCGATAGACTCGGAAAAAGGTAGAGCGGGAGGACTTGCTGAACTTGTTTACCCTCGCAACAGCATATAAGCCCCCAACGAGTTTGGCTGAATGGTCGCCATCTTAATTTCTCAGGTTAAGACTTTCCCCTTCCGTCCCTTTCGGTGAACGGTGACTTCTTTTGAGTTGAGGAAGACAATGATCAACAAAACAAAAAGCCCGATACGGTAGTGGGCGTATCGGGCTTGAGTGTTCGCTCTGCGGGATTGCTCCCACTACGAAGCGAACCAGTTGAATCGTCGCCATCCTAAACGCTAAATTGAGGTCGTCAAACCTATTTTTACATTTCGTCGCATTCTATACTTTCGTTTGACATACGTATCGTATGATATGTATTGTGCGCAAATATGGCAGCACAAGGCACTTTAGTAGGATTAACCCAAACGGAATTAGCGGATATTAGAACCGCTGCCGTTACGTGCCTGACCGCCGCAAGCGTTCGCGGTATCTCCTACAGCATCGCGGGCCGTTCGTTCACATTCCCTAATCTGGAATCCGCGCAGAATCTCCTGCTGGAAGTAAACTACGCATTGGAGCGACTGACAGGAACCCGGTCAATGGTGAGCAGGGCAAACTTTAACCCTGGAATGGGACGCAGATAATGGAAAAGACTTTCAAGCCAACTTTCCTAGATCGCGCCATTTCCGCAATCGCTCCAACCGCTGGCATGAGGCGGATTGCAGCGCGTTACGCATTGCATAATTTCGCCTATGACGGCGCACGGGCAAGCAATCAGCGAGCGCAGGCCCCGCATCAAATCGCGCCAAACAGCTACGCCGTCCAACGGGACCGATTACAACTGATGCGTGAGGCAATCGACCTTGAGAACAACTTTGCACCGGCTAAGTCGATCAACCGTAAGTATGCCATGTATGTCGCCCCGCAGGCGTATAACGCGCAGACGGGAGATCCGAAGCTAGACGCGGATGTTGAGGAATACCTGAATAACGACTTCTTCAAGAATTGCGACGCAACCGGACGATACAACTTCTGGACCATGCTGGAATTTGGCGTCATGGGAATGAATCGCGGCGGTGATTATGGATGGGTGTTCCAACGGTCAGAGAATGATGATTTACGCATCCAAGCCATCGAGGCAGACCGATTAGGTGGAGTGTATCAGAACACCGTCACCGAGGATTATTGCGCGGGCGTTCTCATCGGTCCTGATGGCATGCCGACGCATTACCGCATTTTCAAGCGGGCAATGGGGATTGATCAATACGTTGATCCTGTGGACGTTCCTGCATTGCAATTTGTGCATTATCTCGATCCAATGCAGATTGATTCCTATCGTGGAATTTCCAAGCTGGACACCGGAAGCGCAAACTTGCGCGACCTTTACGAGATCATCACGTTCATCAAGGGCAAGACGAAGCTTGCCAGCGCATTAACCCTGTTCACAAATTCCAACGGCGCAAGCATTGGTCCTGGCGCCCTCGATCCATATCAGGACACGACCAGCGCAGCGCAAGCCATAATGGCTCAGGATATTAGCTACGGGCAAATCAATCATATTCCCGCTGGCGGAGACATGAAGTTCCCCGATTCCCAATCACCGGGACCGGAAACTCAATACCTGATGACGCTCCTACAGAAGTTTGTCTGTATGAGTTACAACTTACCGTTCTCATTCGCCCTCGATGCCGCCGCTCTTGGTGGCGTATCGGCGCGACTCGAAAGCGAGCAAGCGAAAGCAGAGTTTGAGCGCGGGCAAAAGATCATTTCGCCACACGCTCACCGGATTAAGGATATGGCGCTTTTAGATGCAGTTGGAAAAGGCATCTTCCCCGCTTCAACTCTCAACCGAATCTGCAAAGGCAGATTTGGTTTCCGTTCACACCCGCAGCCGGACATTGGAAAAGAAGCGTCCGCCGCCGTATCGCTCTATCAGAATGGGATGCTTAACCCTGTCAAATTCTGGCAGGACGATGCACAAGACCCTGAAACCGTTGCTAAGGAAATGGTCAGATGGGCAGGCATCAAAGCGAAGGCAGTAGAAGGCACGAATTTCACCGTGGAAGAGGTATTCGGCACAGGGCCATCCATGCCGAAGAATGTCACCGAATCCACTGATCCAAATCAACAAAGCAATGAAAACGGAGCGCCATCTATTTGAGTCCATCAAGACCGGAAAAGTATTCAAAGAGCAAAAAGCCATCTTTGGAGTCTCACTGATTTCAGTTGGAAATGCTCGCGGACATTACGATGCAAAAGGCCATCCCGTAATGATTGATGAGACAACTCTTATCCAAGTTTTCGATTGCTGCAAAGAAGCTGGGACTGTGAAAGTGAAGATCAATCACGGCTCAGGCGTGGCTGATACCGCTGGCTACGTCCAAAACTTCGGACTCTTTGACGACAAGGTTACGGCCGATTTGTATCTCTATGATTCCGAGCCAGAAGCCATGCGATTCCTTGAAATCGCAGAGAAGAATCCGAGTCACATGGGTATCTCCCTTGAATTCATCGGCGTGGACGAAGTGACAGACGACTCCTGCTTTGCCCGATGCTCTGAGATTTTCGCCGCCGCTTTGGTGAGTGAACCAGCAGCAAACAAGGCGCTATTTAGTGCAAATATCTCTATTGACAGTTTACAATCTACACATAAGAATACTCATACTATGGAAACTCCAGAAGAAACCGAAGAAAAGAAAGAGCCAACTATCGCCGATTGTATGGCGCGATTGGAGGCCATCGAGTCTGAAATGAAAGCTCGTTTCGCTGATCCTGAACCCGTAAAGGAATGCGAAGAGGGCGAAATCAAGCCTGATCCTGAAGTTCCAGAAAAGGAATCCGAAGCAGTGGCGGAAAAGGAAAAGGATCTCTCCCGTGTGGCTGAACTCGCCGCTCAAACTGCAATCAAGCAGTTCATGGCCAAGATCGGCAATATCCCCGTGCAAAATTCCCCGGCTCCTGCCAATCCAACAGTCAAAACCTTTTCACAGATTGTTGAAGATGAAACCAAGCGTTTCGACGGCGACAAAACCAAGGC